TCAAAGCATGATCTCAAAACACCTTTTAACTGATCTTCAGTAAAAGCTCTTTGAGTACCATCAGTTCTAGCAGCACCTGCACCAGCACCTGATCCACCTGCACCTGCATCAACATTTGATGAAATCCAAGTTTGAACTCCACCTAATTTTCTTGCAGTTGTAGCGTTACCAGCAGTAGTAGCAACATTAGATAAAAGAGCAGTTTCCATATCTCTTTTTAATTCTTTTGCAGCTTTAGCAACTTGGTAAGCTAACTCAT